AGATATTATTAAATGGATATCATCTTTACCAGAAAACATTAAAAAAGCAGTACAAGCTTGTTTGAATAACTTTACAAAATCCGTAAATCAGGTTGTTAGCAACATCAATGCTCTACCAAACCAGGTCGAATCCTCGGTCAAATCTCAATATTCTTCATTTTCAAACAGTTTAACACAATCTCTAAATACAGTAAAATCTCAAATAACAACAAACAACAAAACTCAAAATTCTACACTCACAAACGTTTTGAGTGGTGATACGAGCACAAAAACTTTGGCAGATTTAACCGAAATGTTGAAACCACCTTCAAAAGAAGAATTGTTAAAATCTGCTACGAAAACAAACTTCCAAAGACCATAAATTATGACAACAGTATATGAAAGATTGGGATTAGATTTAGACACAGCACTTTTTGGTGCTGCTGCAAATCTATCTTCCGAAGCTGCAAATTCTTTGATTTTTATTGCGGACAATACGCCTCCGATACCACAATGGCAAAAAGATGCCATAACAAATGCAGGTGAAACCCCAATTGTACGCACCGACTATTTTCAAAATCCAATGGCCAATAGTTTGGCTAACATTTCGGCCAGCGCACTTTCCATTTATAATACAGCCGAATTGTTAGGAGATACCAGTACATCATATATTGCTTCTGGATTAATGGTAAATGCAAATACTTTCACACAACACACAAATAACATTTCTGGTGTTTCTATAGTAACAGATGCAAATGTTCCTTCTTATGACTTAGCATCGGCTGTCGGACAGCAGATTATGATGATTTTAGCCAAGGTCGATGGAAATACATCCGTTAAAAATACGGCACCTATACTTGGTAGTTTCACAAGTTTGTTTATTTCTGACGACATACAAGCAAATGCTAATGCACTATACTTTTTTGCGACTGAATATTCTGGTAGTGTAACGGGAGGAGGAGAAAGTGGTCCCGCATACATCAGTACATTGGATCCTTCTGAATTATCGAATATAAGAAATTACATGGCAAATACCTCTTCATCCATGAATACTAGAGAAACATTTGACAAAGATTATTATGTAAATGTTAGACAAATAATCCAGGACTACTCTTTTATGCAACAATTTAATACCATGGGTGGTACAAACACGTATTTGACAACGAATATCATTGGAACACCAGAATTGGCCAACAATCTTACATCGAATTCCTAAAATTTCGAATTTTTCGATTCCGGCCCTAGATTTTTTGCCGCGAGTTTTGAGATTCTGAAAAAGCGTTTTACTCCTAGACATAAATAAAAGATGGCAACCTTAACTAAAGTTTACTCCGACATAGATTTTACCTTCACTAAAAAACCAGTGACGGCTGATGTCGCTTTAAGTTATGATCAACAAGCTGTTTCTCGTTCTATTCGTAATCTTTTGTTGACTAATTTTTATGAAAGACCTTTTAATCCTAGACTCGGATCAAATATTGGAGCTTTACTTTTCGAACCAATTTCATCCGCAACATCAGCCTATCTAGAAAAAGAAATTGAAAACACCATTAAAAATTACGAACCAAGAGCTAGACTAAAAAGTATTGTGGTAACGCCAGACGAATATAATAATGCATACAACGTATCTTTGACGTTTTATTTGGAAAATGCAGCAACGCCGACAACAGTAACAATTTTTTTAGAGAGAAATAGATAAAATGGCCGGTGCAAATTCAAATATCCAAATGACTGATTTGGATTTTAACACAATCAAAAACAACCTGAAGACTTATCTAAAATCTCAGGATGTATTGAAAGATTATAACTTTGAAGGTTCTGCTCTTTCCACTTTATTGGATGTTTTGGCGTACAACACGCAATATAATGCATTCTATTTAAATCAAGTTGCAAATGAAATGTTTTTAGATACTGCATTGCAACGCGATTCGGTTGTTTCACAAGCAAAACTATTAAACTACGTACCACAATCCGCAAGAGCACCACAAGCCACCATTAATTTGACGGTGCACCAAGTTTCTGACACCTCCCTTACAATACCAAAGTTTACATCGTTTCTGTCAGAAGCAATCGATGGTGTGAATTACAATTTCGTTACTGTCGATTCAACCACAGTCGGTGTCGTGGCAAATACAGCGACCTTTACTAATTTGGAAATCAAACAAGGTCAACCTGCAACTATTTCTTTTCCGGTTGATTCGATTCAAAATCCAAAATATCTTTTCGAACTGCCGCAACCAAACGTAGATACTAGCACAATCAAAGTTGTTGTACAAGAATCATCGTCGAACGGCAGTACTACAACTTATACTCAGGCATCCAATTATCTGACATTAGATAGTAGTTCTACTGTTTATTTCTTGCAAGAAGGTATCGGTGGCCTGTTCCAGATTTATTTTGGTGATGATGTTTTGGGTAAAAAACTAAAAGATGGTAACATTGTTATCGTTTCTTATGTTGTTACACAAGGAACTGCGGCCGCAGGAGCCAATAACTTTGTGTTGATGAATACTATTTCTGGTTATTCCAACACATCAGTCTCATCTACGATTGCAGCAACACAAGGTTCGGAAAAAGAATCTATTGAATCTATCAAATTCCAGGCACCAAAATCTTACTCGGCTCAAGGTCGTGCGGTTACCAAAGAAGATTATATCACCGCAATACAGCAAAATAAAGAGGGATATCCTATTGATGCAGTAAGTGTTTGGGGTGGAGAACAGAATGATCCTCCAGTTTATGGCCAAGTGTTCATTGCTGTTAAACCAACTGGTGGTTATTTGTTAACCGACACACAGAAACAAAGATTGATTGAAGATGTTATCAAGCCAATCTCTGTTGTTACTGTCCAACCAACGATTGTTGATCCAGATTACACTTACTTGAAACTTACATCTAACGTGTTGTATGACACCAAAAAGACTGTACGCACAGCACAACAGTTACAATCTGCGGTGAAAACTACAATCAGTAACTTCACATCAACGAATTTAAATTCATTCAATTCCACGTTTGATAGTTCGGACTTGAATTACTCTATTCGCACGACAGATTTATCGATAGTGGCCAATGAAACCACCGTGCAAGTACAGAAAAAAATCATGCCGAATTTCACAACACCCACAACATATAAGTTGTATTTTGGTACTGAGTTGAAAAAAGGAATGTTCCAAAGTGGCATTTCAAGTTACCCGGCTTTACAATTTAGAAATCCTCTGAATGCAGCATTAACAATAGACGGCATTTACATCGAAGAGCTTCCTGTATCGACAGGCGGCATACAATCCATAATGTTGACCAATCCAGGATTTGGTTATCAAATTGCACCAACAGTAAAAATATTGGGAGACGGAACAGGCGCAACTGCTGAAGCTGTTTTAAACACTGACGGAAGTATACAAGAAATTAAAGTAACAAATAAGGGCAGTAGTTATACGAGTGCGCTTGTAACCATTACACCAGCAGACAATGATACTACTGGCCAATTGGGTGCAGCTGTCGCAAGTCTAGAAGGACAATACGGAACACTTAGATTATACTATAATGATAACAACAATGTCAAGACCATTTTTAATAATAATATCGGCACAGTAGACTACACCAACGGAATTATTACACTGAATGATTTTGGACCTTTGGGTGTTAATGATCCATTAGGACAATTAACAATCACGGCAAATCCTGTATCTACTATTATATCTTCCTCATACAATAGAGTTGTTACTGTAGATGAATATGATTCGGCTGCTGTCACGGTTAATGTTACTGCCAAAACGTCATGATATCAAGTAGTCAAAAGACATCACTCTTAGTACCATCACAACTTCCTGAATTTATTCGGGACAATCCTGACTATTCCAATTTCGTTTTATTTCTAAAGGCATACTACGAATGGATGGAACAGAACGGTCAAGTTACAGATAGAGCTAAGAATTTATTAAACTATAAAGATGTTGATCAAACTACGAATGAATTCATTGATTATTTTACAAATGATTTTCTGCCGTACTTTCCAAAAGATATACTGATAGACGAATCTAAGGCCGTAAAATTAGCCCGTCAACTATATCAAACCAAAGGCACACCCGGTTCATACGAATTTTTATTTAAAGTTTTATACAACTCAGACTTCGATATCTTTTATACCAAAGATGCCGTATTGAGAGCATCAGATGGTATTTGGTACATATCAAAAAGTTTAAAATTAAATTCAACCAACAAACAATTCTTAAATACCAAAAATTTAAGAATCTTTGGTGAGACGACCAAATCAATCGCTACAATTGAAAATGCGGTCGTTGCGAAAAACAAAATAGAAATTTTTATATCTAACATCGAACGTCTGTTTCAATCTGGTGAATTCGTTCGTGTTGTAGATAATAAAAACCAAGACGTACTTTTTAATGGTCAAGTACTACGTGCCAAGATTGTTGGACAAATCAGTCAGATCAATGTTAAGCCAACTAATCGAGGTTTGTCCTATGCTGTTGGTGATCCTGTTATTGTGTATGGTGGATTATCTTCAAACACAGGAATAGGAGCTATCGCTGAGGTTGGTGAAGTAACTACAGGTTCAGTAAGAAAAGTTACAGTTCTGACAGGCGGTCAAGGTTACTCTTCATCGAATAACATACCAGCAAATACACAGTTCGAATTTACCGTATTTGATCCTGATGCGAAAAAACCGATCGCGATTGTAGGTTCTTTGGATCCAAATGCTGCAAATTCCAGAACAGTAAGCTTACTTTCTTCTGATACGATAGGGCTTAAAAAAGATATTCCTATTGGAAATACATACTACTATTTTGCTGCAAATTTAAATGCAAATATATCTTGTACACTTGCTAATGCATTATCATTCACATCGTTCACAACCTACCCATTAAATTCTGTTGTTGTTACAAATGGAGGTGGCGGTATCACTACGATGCCGACACTAGAAGCTCGTTCACTTTATCCAACCGACACTTTGGGTGGTTCAAATCTAAAGAATTTAGGTATTCTTGGAAAAATTAAAGTTATAAATGGTGGCCGAGGATATGTCGCAAACGATACGATTGTGTTTACTGGAGGTTCTGGATACGGTGCGGCCGCCAGAGTTAGTTCCGTAAATGCTTCAGGTGGTATTATAAATGTATCATTCTATGCGGCAAATACTAACTTTCCAATCGGTGGAATGGGTTATAGACCAGAATGGATGCCTGGTGTTTCTGTAAATTCTGCAAACGCAAATGCAACTGGCGCCATCTTGGCCACTACAGGAATACTTGGTGACGGCGCAACATTTGACATGGTATTGGATCGCGCAGGATCAATTACAAAAATCAATATCGTCGATGGTGGTGAGGACTATATCGCAACACCAAATGTTTCGATTCGCATTCAGGATATATTGGTAACTAATGTATCGATCTCATCTCTACCACAAAAAGATGACCTTGTATACCAAGGAAACACCATCAACACTTCAATCTATAGAGCCTAGACCGACTCGGTTGAATTGTTGGTTCAAGATGCCGATCCAACCAAATCTTTGTATAAATTCCGTGTATACAACTACAACGCAAAACCAAATCCAAATTATGAAATAAAAATTTTGGATAAGAATATCAATTTTGTTATGGCGAATACGGCATGGAAACCATCAGGTTATACCAAATCGGTATATGACAAGACTGGCGTGAGAAAATATGGTGATGGTACCGCAAAGGCTACCGCATCATTCTTGAATGGTCTGGTCTTAGGTCAAGGACAATACTTGAATTCTCAAGGAAGATTGTCGTCTTTCTCGAAATTGGAAAGTGAAGATTATAATAACTACACCTATCAAATCACTGTACAAAAAGAAATAGAAAAGTACAGAGATGTATTATTAAATCTGTTGCATCCAACCGGCATGAAAGTTATTGGTCGTTACGGCAACTTGGATGAAAAACAATACGACTATCATGCATTAACAGCCCTAAAAACTGGAAGAAATTTATATTCATATACTGGTACAGCAGCATCAGCTGTTCAGGTATACGCAGATTGGACAAATAAGAGCAACAACATTCTGAAGTTTACCAATTTGAGTGGTGCGAATGTTGCAAATATTATTTTTGCAAATACTATCATTTCATTGAACACATTAACTGGTCCAGATATTCTTGGCGATGTTGTGTCGATTGATGCATCAAATAATCAAGTCACCATCACGAATAATGTATGGTTGACATTTATGAACGTTGCCTATATCAGTGCAAATGCCGGTTCAAATGTCATAAATATTAAAACTGTTACGAACACCTATGATATGGTGAACAATGGTAATTATAGCAACACTGCATATCCTATGATGGATGTTGTGTTTGCTGGTGATAATATTAAGATAGGCAGTGTATATAAGACAGTAGATTATGTTGATATTGCACACAACAAGATTTATGTCGCAAACAATTTTGCAGCAAACATATCAAACTCACTCATGTCGGTCAATCGCGTACTCACAGCGGGTGGCCAACTATCCAGACAAGATGAAATTATAATTTATGGACCTGTAGGTATACAATATGTACCTCAACTGACAACAGAAGCGGGAGACCTATTGACAACCGAAGACGGAAGAATTCTAATATTGGGGTAAAAAATGTCCACAGTAAAAATTTCTGAATTACCAGCAATTACACACCTGAATAGTAATACAGCCAATACACTTATTGTTGGTGTGGATATTCCTACGGGTGTAACGGGTAAAATTAGTGCAACTGTAATAGCAGAAAGTTTGTATTCAAACAATGCACTGAATGTGGGCAACAACGATATTGTTTTCCCTGGTGTTGTTGGCCAATTTGTCAGCAACAATGAGAACTATTTACAAGTTAATCTACAGAATTTAAATGGCAATGGTTCATCAGACTATGTTGCAACCGCTGATGTTGGAACTGACAGTGTTTATTATATCGATTTAGGTTTTTCTGGTTCGGATTACGACAATCTTTCTCCAAACAATTCTCTCGGAACATCACTCTATCCTTTAGACGAATATGTATATGTACAAGGAAATACTGGACATCCAGGTGGAAACCTTGTGATTGGTACCACAGTAACAGGTACACAAATTAAATTTATTGTTGGTGGTGTAGATTCTCAGAACGTTGTTGCGACAGTCAATACTACAGGACTTTATTCTGCAACCATTTCTAATTCATCCACTTATGCCAATGGTGCATTTAGACAAGCCAATTCATCATATAATTCACAGAATACGACCGGAACATATGCGAATTCGGCATACACACAAGCAAACAGTTCTTTCTCTAAAGCTAATGCTTCGTTTGGTGTTGCAAATACTGCCCTTCAAAACACAACAGTAGTTGTTGTAAATGGATTGAACGCAACGAATTCTGTTATTGGAAACACATCGATCAATAACGGCGTATCAATTAGTGGTGGTGGATTGTTTCAATATACTTCCGCAAACAATTCAACCGTTACACAAGCGACAAGTAAATCTACCGGGGTGACATGCAATGGTAGAACAGGTCAAATTACCACAAATAATGCTGCTTTAGCTGGTGGTAGATCGGTTACGTTTACTGTTACTAATAATCAAATCGTTTCAAACAAAGATGTGGTCATAGTAAATATTGCATCCGGTGCGACTATCGATACATATCAGGTTGGAGCAACCGCAGTGACACCGGGTTCATTTAATATTACAGTGTCAAACGTGAGTTCAACATCCCAATCAGATGCTCTCGTAATTAATTTTGCAATCATCCGTGTTCAATAATAAATAAATCATGGCTAATAAATCTCTTCTCACATATAACGCTCAAGTATCAGCAGTCGAACAGGCATATTTTTATCCTTCGGCTGTTTTACCATATGCAACCAGCATTAATTTGGGAACACTATATTGTTTCCTAGCTAGCACTTTGCCGTGGGAAGATGATAATGATCCTCCTGTCCCAACACAAGATCAAAAATACATCAAACAAGTATTCAAAAATATCTTTGCGACGAAAAGAATTACTTCCGGCGATATCTCTCCAGTGATCCAGCGTGTGAACTGGACAACGGGAACAACATACGATTATTATCAAGATGATGTTGATATGATGGCCAGAGATACCAATGGTTATTTGTACAAAAATTTCTATGTAAAAAATCGTTACGACCAGGTTTTCAAATGTCTTTGGAACAATAACGATAATCCAGCCACAGACGAACCGTACTTTGAACCTGGAACTTACGGTACCAATAACATTTATGCCGGCACCGATAGTTACAAATGGAAATATATGTACACTATCGACACAGGTTTGAAAGTTAAGTTTATGGATGCCGAGTGGATGCCCATACCTATTGGTTCCAACACTCCCAATCCTGAAGTAACTACTGCTGGTGCAGGAAGTATTGATGTGATTAATGTTTTGGATGGCGGTTCAGGTTACGATGCGAATCTTTCCGTAATTAAAGTTACAATTACTGGTGACGGAACAAACGCGGAAGCTTCATTGTCATCCACACAAATCGTTGGTGGATCTATTCAAGACATTACCATTACAAGTCCGGGCAAAAACTATACATATGCCAACGTAACAATTACCGGAACAGCAGCCAACGGTGCTTCTATGGGTTCTGGTGCTGTTGCGATTGCACCTACATCTCCTGTTGGTGGCCACGGTTTTGATCCAGTATCTGAATTGGGTTGTGCCCATGTTATGTTCTCTGTTGAATTTATTCGTGATGAAGATGGAAAAATTCCAACCGACAACAACTATTATCAAGTTGGATTATTGGTCAACCCAACCACGAAACAACATCCAACCATCCCAGCCAACAGTTCGGTGTATAGAACAACCACAGATATGATTGTTTCTCCTGGATTCGGAACATATTCTGATGATGAATATGTATTCCAAGTTGCAACACCCGGTGATTCTATTGACAATGCATTATTTAAAGCTACAGTATTAAGTTTTAATACATCAACCAATTCGGTAAAACTGATAAATATGGTGGGCACTCCAATAATTAATGCCTCCTTGTACGGTAACTCGTCAGGAACAACAAGAACATTACTATCTGTAGATTCTCCAACATACTCCTTATTATCTGGTTACATGACATACATCGAAAACAGAAGTGGAGTCGAAAGAAGTCCGGATGGTATCGAACAATATAAGTTTGTATTAGGTTACTAAGGGAACAAAATGCTGAATTTTAATGTCAAGCCATATTACGATGATTTCGATGAAACAAAAAACTATCATCGTGTTCTTTTTAAACCAGGTTTTGCCGTACAAGCTCGAGAATTAACTCAGTCGCAAACAATTCTACAAAACCAGATTACAAAATTTGCCGACCATATATTTGTTCAAAATTCTCCTGTTTCTGGTGGAAAACTTACCGTTAATCAAAGATGTTTCTATCTAAAATTACAAGAAACTTACAATGATGTTGCAGTCGATGTCAATGATTTCTTAAATCTACTCGTAAAAAATTCCAATGGTTCGGTGTTGGCCAGAGTAATTGCCATCGCTGAAGCCACCGGTGGTGACCCACCAACCTTAGTTCTATCCTATCTAAGCGGACCAAAATTCCAGAATGGTGATGTGGTATATGATGTGAACTCCAATTTGGCAGCTCAAGCTGTTGAGGTTGATGTTAACACAGCCGCAGGTACAAACTATTGTGCTACAGCACACATCACACAAGGCGTGTTCTATGTTCTTGGTAACTTTGTAACCAATACAGAAGATACAGTTATTCTATCCAAGTACGATTCAACACCATCTTTACGTGTTGGTTTAAACATCACTGAAACCATACATGACTATGTGGACGATTCTTCTCTATTGGATCCTGCGATTGGTGCATCAAACTATCAGGCTCCTGGTGCAGATCGTTACGTAATTAGTTTAAATTTGGAAACAAGACCATTAACATTTGGTGATGATGGCACATTCATCGAACTTTTACGCATCGAAAATGGTCAAATTCTGAGAAAGGTAGATGGTTCCGTCTACTCTGTAATTGATGACTATTTTGCCAAGAGAACATACGACACAAATGGTGATTATGTTGTAAGTGATTTCGCTTTGTTGGCCAAACCAAATGCAACAGATGATACAAAGTATGACATGACAATCGGTAAAGGTGTTGCTTATGTACACGGTTACCGTATTGAAAATCAGATGCCTATCGCTCTCGCATCAGATCGTGCTAGAACAACACTATCACAGAATAATGTCCCAGTTTTCATGGACTATGGCAATTATCTGTATGTGAACCAAGTTCGTGGCGCAAACGGATCCGTATTAGATGTTTCAACCACACAGGCTGTTGATTTGCATTGTGTGTCTGTTGCAAATATCAACACAACAAACACATCAACATACAACGCAACAGTTGTTTCGAGTGGTTATATTCGTGGTTTAGGATTCGACCATTATACATCACAATCAGATGCTAACACCTATGTGTATAAAGCATTTGTGAATGATATGCAAAATGCCACACTCACAGCAAATGCATTGGCTGGCGGCACAAGTACAATTACCCTACCAGGAACTTATTCAACAACAAGTAACGCATATCTTGGTGTCGATATTACTATCTCCGCAGGACCATCAGCAGGTGATTTTAGAACAATCACATCATATAATGGAGCAACAAGAGTTGCAACAGTAAATAATCCTTGGACAACAACACCCACAACTGCATCTGTTTTTGCTTTGAACTTTGGAGTCAAAGATGCGGAGTGTCTAGTATCTTCCAATTCAACATACCATATACTATCAACAGCAAATCTTTCAACTGATGGTCGTGCAGGTGGTGTTGCAACTGGTGATCCTTCAATTCAAAATCCAAATGTTCCCGAAATGTTGTTTAAAGTTGGAATGCCGTTCGTTTCAACATTATCCGACACTTCGTATACTGCAACACAAGTGTTCCGTTCTATCACATTTACACCTTCTGGCAGCAATCTAGTTGCACAACTACCGTTTGGCGGTGATTATTCGAACGTCATGCGTCACCTTGGTACTGGTGGTACCACATTATCTTCTGACGTTGTTAGTCAAAACTTTTTAGTTATTGTTACAAACAAAGGTTCAAGTAGTTACAATGTTGGTGATCAGTTGCCATGGACAATCAACAGCAGAACGGTTGCGTTGAATGCTGATGCATCTATTGCAACACTAACAGGAACTTCTGCTGACTTGGGTGGTACCTTCACTGCGACTGTCATCGTCAAGGCTTTCGTATCAAATGCGGATAACACAGGCCATATTTTAAGACTAAAGAACCTGATTACCGCAAATACACAGAAGGTTATTTCTTCTTCAAACACAGCAGTTGGTAGTGGCACATACACATATATCGATGATGCAGCTCTGACTTCTTCTGGTCAAGTTTATATTCAAAATGCAGGACTTGTTTCTCCTGGAAGCAAACAGAGTCTTTATGTGTCGGACGTTAAGAAGATCATTAAGATTATTGACACCAAGAATGCCAACAATACACCAAACGTGGCCATGTTGACAGACTCCTCTTATGATGTAACAAGAAACTTCATCTTTGATAATGGACAGAGAGACAGTTTCTATGACCACGCATCTGTTAAATTAAAAGTTGGTGCCACAAAAATACAAGGGAACATGCTTGTGTTGATGGACTACTACCAACACACTGGCGGTGATGGTTACTTCAGTGTTGAATCATATTTGAATTCTTCTTCACCAGAAGCATACAGAGAGATTGGTTCATATACCAGTTCAAATGGAAACAAGTACGAACTTAAAGATTCATTAGACTTCAGACCAACCAGACAAAACGGAACATATACATTTGCTTTCCGTTATTCTAATCCTGGTGATACATCCAGATATGGCACAATATTGCCAATCGATTTGTCAACATTCACCACAGATTATGAGTTCTATTTGGCCCGTAAGGACAAATTGGTATTGACAAAAGATAGAAGCTTCCAGATTGTACAAGGAGCTCCTGCTGTCAATCCAATCTATCCTCCACAACCTGATAACTCGTTGTTGTTGGCCAATCTCTCGTTAGAACCATACACTGGTTATGTAACGACAGAAGCTCCTGTTAGTGTCAAACCAAATATCTCTTTAGAGAAAGTAAAACACAAGCGTTATACAATGCAAGATATTGCGAGTATTGATCAACGTGTCAACAATCTCGAATACTATACATCATTAAATCTTCTTGAACAACAGACACAATCATTACAAATCACAGATGCATATGGTTTAAACCGATTCAAGAATGGTATTGTTGTAGATAACTTCTCCGGTTTCTTGACAGCTGATACAGCAAGCGATGACTTCTTGGCATCCATCAATCGTCGCGAAAAGAAAATGGAACCAATGCACTTGGTGAAAAACTTCCCATTGAAGTCTTTAGATATGGTTGTGACAGCTGGTGGCAATTTCTCAACAAGTACATCGTTGACATATTCAACAGACAAAGATGGATTCAATAATTTGTTTTCGTTGCCATACACGACAGCAAATGTGGCCTCACAGAAAATTGCAAGTCGCAGTTTCAATTTGAATCCATTCAGTGTTGTTAATCGCAAGGGTACCGCTTCAGCCACAGGTAGTTCTACAACAATTGTGTACGTTACAAATGTTACCAACGTTACGAATGTTTCATATTCAAATACAACATATGTTGCAACAACAACACCTAATCCTCCTGTTGTCACACCAAAACCTGATGATCCTGTTGTAAATCCTGTTATCACTGTTGGCCAAGATTGTTACGATGATGGTTATTGGGCCGATATGGATCTTGGAGGATATGGAACCGGTCATTCGGATGTATGGGTTGCACACACAACATGCATACCAAAAACACCAGTCACAACTGGAGACTGGAAAACTGTTGGCACAGGTACACAAGTACCCACACCAACCACACCAGTATCGTCTGTAACAGGCAACTTAGAAAATGATAACAATGGTTACGATCTGATAGATGATTTCTATTTCGATCCATTCTATACCACTCGTATGCCTAGACGACCTATTTCTGTTAGCACAGAAGGTCTTCTTGTCAACACAGAAGTTAAACCATATCTCAACAATGAAGATATTTCCAATTCTTTCTTGAAAACCCACGTTATCAATGTCGGAAGTGTCAATACAACCGTAAAAGAATTCGAAGTTGGCGATTCAATCTATAACGCAGATTCTTCTACACCTATTGGAAAAATTGTAGCTGTAGAACCTGGTTTGGTTGAAGACACCTATGACATACATGTTTCAACAGGTGTTGGTGCTGATTATACATCGTTGTATACAGGAACAATAATGACTGGTGGATTTAATATTCCAGTTAATCCTGATGCCGATCCTCCATCGGTACCTGACGAAGAGTGGGCAACAGCAACTATCAACTCTACAATAACTCCTTCTGGACCAGTAGAAACTGATGTCACAGCAGACACAACGATTGTATGTAGATATCCTTTGCCTGATGATGTTGTTGGTCAAACAGTATATGTTGTTGATGGTCCTAATGCTGGACAATCAAGTAACGTTGTCGCTGCAAATACCATAACAAATACATTAACACTTGACACTGATATGACCGTTAAAGGTGGATTGGATATTGTGTCCATCGGACCTTTGGTGTCATCAGGTAAAGGTTCTGTGTTTGGAACATTCTGCGTGCCTACGGCTACATATACTCCAGGTGTTCTGACACTAAGAGATGAACCTACTGATGAGCTTTCAACTACTTCTGCTTCAACGACAATTTACAATCCTCAAGAAGTTGTAAATCGCGCAACATTAGGTAGTAAATCTGCAGCACCATCTGGTGATTCATATTTCGTTGTTGTCAATCAAGATGCTCCTAATACAGTTGGTGTAGATGGTTCATGGGGTGATAATAACCTAGCATAATTTGTTACATACATACAAATAGAAATAAAAGTTGGAGTAAATAATGGCAGATCCATTAGCACAAACGTTTATGATAGATAAGAAGAACTATCCTAATGGATGTTTCTTGAAATCTATAAAATTGTTTTTCAAAACAAAATCTACAGCGGATGATGGTGCAGTAAAATTAAGCATCGTCAACACTCTCAATGGATATCCAACCGGTAGCACATTAGATTATTCTATTGTAACCGTTCGACCAGAAAAAATTAATATCTCCGAAACTCCACACTATTTGGATGCTGCGACTGCAACTAATTTTACATTTAGTGCACCAGTCTATGTTCAACCTGGTGTGTTATATGCTTTTGTGTTACAAACAAATACTAGTAAATGTGAAGCCTGGGGCATAACATTAGGTGATGAAGCACTTAAATCTACCACAAAAAATCTACCCACTGATGCCACACCAAGTGAAGCTTCATTGATTTCTTCGGCACCATATGCCGGATCTCTTTTCTTATCTCAAAATGCATTGACATGGGATCCAGATTTAAATTCTTGCCTCATGTTTGTATTGGAACGTTGCGTATTCAACACTTCAGTCACACCAAGTGTTAGATTCGTTGTACCTAAGAAGCTACCAGAATCAACAATGGTTGTTGAATCATTACAACACTTTGCAAACTCAAACAATTTTACATCTACTGTTGGTGTTTCAACTAATAAAATATTCGTGGACGCATTCAATGTAACATCCACTGATTTTATTCCAACAGGCGGATCAATTAATTATACATATACATCAACACTAACTGATGGTTCACAGACAGCTGCAACCAGTATCACTCCAGGTAAATATGGTACAGCCATGAATGAGGACATTCTGTTGGCTGATGGGAAAGGATCAAGAGTGTTGGATCCAAATACACACTTGTCGTTCTCTCTATATGCACAATTATCTTCCAGTGATGATGCCATAAGTCCGATCATTTCTGATATGGGTCTTTCAACTTATGCCATCAAAAATATCATCAGTGATTGTGAAGTATCCAACTCCATGATTACTTTGGTATCTGGCGGCACAGGTTACAATGCGAATACAACTTCCGTTACAATATCAGCACCAACAGGAACCGATGGAGTTCAGGCCACAGCTGCAGCAAACGTGGTTGGTGGCGTAATTCAATCAATTTATATTACGAGTGTTGGATCCGGTTACATTGAAACACCAACAATGACAATCACAGACGCAAATACCACGCCAGGCACTGGTGCATCTGTATCATTGATTGGTGAAACTTCAAGTCATGGCGGAAACGGACTCGCTAAATATGTAACCAAGAAGATTTCTTTAGATCCACTTAACGAATCTGGTGACCTGAATGTTTATTTGACTGCGTATCGTCCAGTGGGTACAGACATTCATGTATACTATAAGATACAAAATAATAATGATACTCAATTGTTTGAAGATGGCAATTGGCAATTGATGAACATGGTTAGAAATACATCGACCCTATATTCACCCAACAGAAATGAATTGTATGAATATGTTTTTGCACCAGGCACCGATGGTATGGATCAAGGATACATATCTTATACAAGCACAAAAGGCCAGACATATACTACGTTCCATCAATTCGCAATCAAAGTTGTATTGAGAACGAATGATAATACTCTTGTTCCTTTCGTCAAAGATTTCAGAACAATTGCTCTTCCTGCTAACGTGAATACCACTGTATAATTATGGCTATCGTACAAATTCCAGGCACAAATCTTTATAGAGATACTACCTCTATGGCCCTACTCAATAAAGATAAAACTGGTTTGGAAGACTACAGAATGAAGAGAAGAATGTTGGAAACCCAGGCACAAGAAATAAATAGGGTTAAATCCGAAATTAATGGCATCAAAGATGAACTAAAAGAAATAAAATCCATGATGCTTAGACTAATCGACAAGGTTTCAAATGGCTAATACAGTACCTATTTTAAGTTATGCCAATACATTCAGCGATTGGTATGTTGTCACTAATGCGCTGTCGCAGGAGAACAACATTCTTGGTAAAGCAGATTACACCAAGGATTCTGGTACTCTTTATCTAAGTGAAACCACACAAAACTCATTACAATCCAATGGTAATATTGTTGTACAGAAACAACTTCTTGTACAAGGTCTAGGTTCATCAGCCACCGTACAGAACAATTTAACAGTTGGTGGACAAGTATATTTTACAAACACAACACTCAGTCTGGTTGCTTCCGGTCAGGCCAACGTTTCTGGTCCAATTTATGCTCTTGCACCAAATACAGGTCTTATTGTTGCCAATAATGCAACGATTGGTTCAAATCTAACCACGATTGGTTCTGGTGTATTTGCAAGTAATGTATCAGTTGCAAGTTGGTTTGCTGTCAATTCCAATTCTAGATTTGTTGGTCCTGTTGTTGCATCACAATCTGTTTCGACAGCCAATTTAATTGCAGACGCAATTAGTTCTACGGGTATAGCTACCGTAGATAAAGTTCAAGCCAATAGTTCTGTAACAACAGGCATCGTAAATGCCAATACAGTAGTAAATACAGCAAACGTTGTCGCTGGTGTATTGAGTTCTGGACCAGCCACAGTTTCTACACTACAGGCCAACACTACAGTTCTTGCTGCAACAATTACAGCCAATACATTAATTACATCACCTAATGTAATTGCGACAGAAATTTCCGGTACAAACATCACCGTTAATGCGGTACAAGCCAATACATCAGTAACGACCGGCACAGTTACAGCTAATACACTTGTCAACACCGCAAATCTTGTTGCTGGTGTATTGAGTTCTGGTCCAGCTACAGTCTCTACGTTACAGGCAAATACTACAGTATTAGCAGCCACAATTACAGCCAATACATTATTAACATCACCGAATGTTATTGCTACTGAAATTTCTGGTACAAACATCACAGTTAATGCGGTGCAAGCTAATACGTCTATAACAACAGGAACGGTAACAGCTAACACATTAGTAAACGCAGCCAATGTTATCGCTGGTGTATTGAGTTCTGGTGCAGCCACAGTTTCTACGTTACAAGCCAATACATCTCTGTTAGCTGCAACAATTACAGCCAACACATCAGTGTCCGCACCAAATGTTATTGCTACTGCAATTTCTGGTACAGCTGTAACTGTTAGTACGGTACAAGCTAATACCTCTGTTACAACTGGAACGGTTACAGCTAATACATTAGTATCTGCACCTAATGTTATCGCTGGAGTATTGAGTTCTGGTGGTACAGCAACAGTAAATGCACTACAAGCAAATAGTTCTATTCAAACTGGCACATTCGTTGCAAATACCTCTGTATTGACCGGCACAGTAACAGCGAATACACTAGTATCTTCTCCTAATGTTATTGCTGGAGTATTGAGTTCTGGTGGTACAGCAACAGTAAATGCACTACAAGCAAACACAAGCGTTTTAGCTAATTCGATAACTGCTAATGTAAGTTTCTCAGCTCCAACAATTACAGCTACCACTCTAGTATCTGCACCTAATGTTATTGCTACTGCAATTTCCGGTACAGCAGTCACTGTTAGTACTGTGCAAGCCAATACATCAGTCACAACCGGAACAGTTACAGCTAATACTTTGGTATCTGCTCCTAATGTTATTGCCACGGCAATTTCAGGCACCACAATAATTGCAAACACAATTACTGCTAATAGTACACTGAATGTAACTGGTTCTGTATTGACTGAAAACGTCACAGTATTAAATATTACATCATCAAATAACAGATCAAACATTGGTGCAGGAAGTACTTCTGTAGCCAAAGCAATTCTTAATGTTATTGGTACAGCTTCAGTAAGCAACCTTTCGTATGCAAACGTGACCGTTAGTTCTAATATTTCTACTGTATCGATTACTGGTTCCAATTCGGGAACATTAACTGTATCCTCTTCAATTACATCAGCCAATATTATTGGAACATCCGCAATCAGTTCTGGTGGTACGGCTACAGTTAATAATTTGCAAGCTAACGTATCAGTATTGACGGGCACAGTAACAGCCAATACATCAGTGTCGGCGCCAAATATTATTGGAACATCCGCAATCAGTTCGGCTGGTACGGCAACTGTAGATAAATTACAGGCAAACACTTCTATATTGACCGGAACAATTGCTGCAAATACCTCACTTACAGTTCCAATTGTTACTGCGGCCACAGGCGTCACTTCATCCAATTTCTTTGGCAGTAACACCATATTCATGAGTGGTTCAACTCAAGTTGACAACGCCATTTCAGTCAATATTGTTACTGCAAACACTAGCAAGGCTAATGGAAATTATTCTAGAGCATCGATGAATATTGCTGGACCATTAACAGCAGGAAATACATCTTTGGCTGCATTGAACATTACAGCCAACCTTGCATCAATCGTTGTTTCGAATGGCACCAGTTCATTAACGATGACGCCCACATCAATGACGGGAGCCTCTGTTGACGCATCACTGAAATCATTAACAACAACTGGACCGGTTCAAGTTGGCGGAAACTTTATTATTAGTGGCACAACTCTATATGCACCAAACACTTTCACATTAAGTTCTGGTGCGATTGCTAATTCAAACAACTACATCAATGTTGACAGAACTCAATCTCCTGGTGCTTCGAATGCATCGATTCGTTGGAATGAAACGGATAAGTATTGGGATATTAAAAATGTTTCGACAAATACCTATACAAAGATTGTTGTTGACCAAGATCCAAGTACATCGATAACATTACAAGGTTATCTCCGTGCAAATGGTATTGTTTCAACACAAGGTACAATTACTCCAGCAGCGACAACAACTTTGAACTTGGCTTTGTTTGATAATTTTATTATTACATTAAATCAAAATGTAACATTTGCGTTGTCTAATATTGCTACAAAAATTGGTAGTTCGGGATGTATTATTTTGAAACAAGATGCAACTGGTGGTAGATCATTCACAAAGGCTTCAGAAATGAAAACACCTTTGGGTGGTGCAGCTATCACACAATATACAGCTGCAAATTCTATATCCGTTATTAACTATTATGTTGTTGATGCTTCTACAGTTCTAATTAATTACATCGGTAACTTTGCATGAGCGGTTTTGGTTTCTTTGGTGTGTACGATTGGAGTACAGATGTAACCACATCTAGAACAACCACGACCACATGGAACACAAGTCAGTCTACAACTACTACTTGGTCGACCAGTAAATCAACTAGCCAATCTACCACAACTACCTGGACAACTAGTCGTTCAACTTCTAGTAGTTGGAACACCAGTAGATCAACAAGCCAATCGACAACTACTAGTTGGAACACCAGTCAATCTACCAGTCAATCTACCACAACTACATGGTCAACTAGCAAATCGACTAGCCAATCCACAACTACTACCTGGAATAGTGTGTGGACAACTACATGGTCTACCAGTCAATCTACTAGTCGTTCTACTACAACTACATGGTCCACAAGTCAATCAACAAGTCAAAGTACCACAACATCATGGATTACAGCGTGGAATACAAGTCAAAGTACAACAACTACTTGGACTAGTGTTTGGACAACAACCTGGTCAACTAGTCAATCAACATCACAAAGTACAACAACTACTTGGTCAACTAGCAGAAGTACAAGTCAATCCACAACAACCACCTGGACAACCAGCTGGTACACAAGTCAATCCACATCCACAAGTTGGATCAGTGTGTGGACAACGACATGGACCACAAGTTTAACTACTAGTCAATCAACCACCACTACGTGGACAACTTATTGGAACACAAGTCAATCTACAACTACTACATGGACAACCAGCTGGAACACTTCGCAAGCTACCACTACTACCTGGACTACCAGTTGGACCACAATAACGCAAGCTAACACCAGTAAAAGTACTAGCCAAAGTACAACTACCACGTGGACAACCAGCTGGGACACAAGTCAATCAACGACAACAACCTGGACCACAACTTGGTCAACATCATCATCTTGGACTACTACTTGGACCACCAGCCAAAGCACAACGACAACCTGGACCACTAGTTGGAATACAAGTCAATCCACAACAACAACTTGGACAACAAGTTGGAATACTCAACAAGTATTATTGACCGAACGTTTAACTTATTATGGAATAGATGAAGTTTTGACACAATGGGAAACTGTAGGTGTCTTGTCAACTTCTATATTAACATCACGATCAACAACAACTACATGGTCCACAAGTAGAAGTACCAGTCAATCCACAACTACTTCTTGGTCAACCAATAGAAGTACATCTTCGTCTTGGTCCACAAGTAGAAGTACCAGTCAATCCACAACTACTAGTTGGTCTACCAGTCAGTCCACCAGCCAAAGCACAACTACAACATGGACTACTACTTGGGTAACATCTTCAGCCTGGTCAACCAGTATAAGTACAAGCCGATCTACGACTACTACCTGGTCAACTAGCAAATCCACCAGCCAATCCACAACAACGAACTGGACAACCAGTCAGTCAACCAACCAAACCACAACTACTTCTTGGACGACCAGTTGGAATACAGATCTAACAACAACAACAGCAGGATCAACTAGCCGAATCACAACAACGACCTGGACAACTAGCCAGTCCACCAGCCAAAGCACAACGACAACCTGGACTACCACGTGGAACACCAGCCAATCCACTACGACCACCTGGACCACAAGTTGGAATACTTCGCGTTCAACTTCGACAACTGCAACTACTAGCCAATCCACAACAACTACCTGGTTAACAAGTATTGCTACCTCACGTTCAACTACGACCACTTGGACAACCAGTTGGAGTACTAACCAATCCACAACGACCACCTGGACCACAAGTTGGAATACTTCGCGTTCAACTTCGACAACTGCAACTACTAGCCAATCC